CATATTACGTGGGTAGGATCAGCTTTACTAAAATTCATCGTCAATGTATTGGCTTTAACCTGCGCTCCGCGCTCTGCTTGTGAAGTTGAACGAAAAAAATGCACTAAGTATGCACTGACTGCATAGTCACGGCAGCGGGCTACTACATCGCGTAAACTCCAGTTAATCGCATTGAGGCGAAGAGAAAGAGGAATTGCGATTTTGCTCCCGGTCTTTTCCTGAATGACATGAAGATGATCATCCCAAATATCGCTAAATTTCATACGCGAAATATCACCTAACCGCTGACCAGTAACCAGCGCTAACAGCATGGCATTTCCCATGTAACGATGAGTAGCGTCTGCGATATCGAAGATTTTTTTCCATTCTTCAAGGCTCAGCCGTTGTCGGGTAATTTTTCTTCTTGGTTGTTTAGTGGCTAATGCTGGGTTATAGCCAGGAGGTACTTCTCCGTAGTGCTGCGCCTCTTTGAAAACATCAATCAGGACGGAGCGAACTACTTGTGCCATTCTTGGCCGCCCAGCGGCGATATACTCATCAAGCAATTGTGCTATATCTCTGACATCAACGGCTGAGATCAACTTCATTCCTGCTCGTTCTCTGAGCAAGGATACTGGTTTAGCTTTTTGTTTATAGGTGTTGAGTCTTATATCACCACTTTTAAGCCTGTCATCCTGGATCGCTTGATAGCGATCTAACCAGGTTGACGTTGTGATAGCCTTTCCTTTGCTGGTTGCGATCCTGTCACTGATAGCCAGAATCTGCCGGGTTCTTTGTTCAGCCAGGCGAGTGTTGGCCTCAGTGGCAATAGCGATAGCTTCAGCTTCGTTTGTTCCCAAAGCATGGAATTTTCCTGTCACTGGATGCTTATACCGCCAATAGACTTTATTTACCTTCCTACTATAAAGCGGATATAAGTTAGGGACTGAAACATTATTCTTACGCGGTCTGGCTGCCATTACTCAAAATCCGTTGCAAAAGTAATGAGTCATTTTTCTTGATTACAGGTGTTACCAACTCCCCAACTAACTCGGCGTCCTCACGCACTCGCCATAACCGGCCTTGTTTCATGGCCGGTGGACAAAATAAATTCTGCTTAGCATAACGACGCAATGTGGACACACTTGGAGGATTACTTCTGTATTTTTCAGCAGCCCATTCTTCAAGAGTTAACATTTGAAGCATATGCGATCACCTTATTACTACACTAACTGCTTAGTCTCAGCATATCGACCCTGCACGGTCGGTTAGTTTCTCCACAAAACAGAGAAGAGCACCTGTGGCCACAGCTATCAGGATGGGTCGGGTTATTAACCCGTCATCCGGGGATACTCTTCTCTGTTTTGTAAAAAGGGCGGTACCAGAAAGGACTAAGGAAAAAACTGGTACCGCCAAGACTACACACAGCATAAAGTTGTGGTGTCGGGTGCCCCCGGTGCCTGGCGAAGGTTGCACACCAGGCGGGTGGGTATCCACAGAAGGTCGATTGTCAGCCTCAACCTTAACCCGCGTGCGCTGAGCCGCATTCACCACAACGCTAAGGATTCTCTCTGGTTGAAAATACTTAGCTGTTATGTGCCTGTCTTTTCACCACTTCAGGCTCGGTGGTATGCTGGAGTTCTCACACAGCCAGCAAGCAAGGAAACTTAATGAACCAGTTTTATGTTCACGTTCGTCTATTTGAAGACACAGCCGAACAGACCAAAAAATTTGAAGAATTAATGCTTAACTTTCTGTACCAGAAAACAGTTAAAGAGTCTGACGATAGCTGCTGCAGACTGATTCCAGAGGGATATATCCTCAAAAGTACAATGAACTGCCAACAAATCCTTGATCAAACATTTTCAATTGCTAACAGTGCCGGTGTTGACGCAAATATATTTGTCTGTAAATTTGAACAAAGCGCATGCTTACTTCCGTCTGCTTCCTTAGTTGGTAACGATTTCGTTCATTACGATCTTACGCCTAAGCCCATCAAGCTCGATTCTTAAAGCCTTAACCATTGTGTCGTGATAAACACGGCTCACCTTCTCTCCATTGCATGGCAGAGGGGTGAGTGTGTTAGCCATGAAATTCATGAACTCGGTTCGACCAGGGGCTTGCGCCCCGCAAGTCTTTAATGCCTGTTTTGCTAACAAAATGCGGGCCTCAGTGCCTGCATTTGGCTCTATCTGCTGCAAACGTTTAGCGTCTTCCAGCAACAATGCGATCACATGCTTCAAATTCTGCTCATTCATCTATTCTCTCCACTGAAATCATCCGCTAACGAATCATCCCGGTCTTCGTACGTACCGGGCGGGCTACTTCGTGGGCGTCCTGCCTGTTTGTTGTTTCTCTTGGGTACATTATGTATCTCAAAGGTACATTGTCAAGTATAAAAAAACCTGCCGAAGCAGGTTCATAAACATTGATTAGGCTTTGATTTTGTATCTTCTTGGTTTTCCTGAGAAAATCACAGTACCAATTATAGAGCAATTACCGTTGATCTTAATGTAAGGCTCAGGCCAGTTTGGGTTTAACGCTTTGAGATAACGCTGTGTCCCATCTTCTATCAACCTTTTGAAGGTGGTTTCACCTGTATCGTGCATCAATGCAATAACGTCGTCACCGTGGCAGGCAGGTACTTCAGGATCGACAAAAATCATGTCTCCCGGGCGGTACTCATCAATCATTGAATCACCTATTACCCGCAAGATATAAGTCATTTCCCCACAGGGTACAGGGCAGGGATACGTTTCTGCTGTGCTCAAATCAACCTCAGAATATCCAACTTCTTTCCATGCTCCGGCCTGTACCCATGATATGACAGGGACTAATGTGATTTGTTTATTAGTGATTGAAACATCAGGTTTTTTTGTGATGTTCGTTGTCTGGTGTTCTTGATCGAGCCATCCTACAGGCAGGTCGAAACATTTTTCGATGTGTCGTGCCATGCTGTCACCGATATTTTTAGTAGCACCATCTCCCATAAACCTGCTGGTCTGGGTTGGCTCGCGATCAATCATAGTGGCAAAGGAAGAATTCCCGCCAACACCATCTCTCAGTTTTCTGGCGTTAGACCGCCGGATGTCATGGATTGTTTTCATAACGAAATTAAAACCCTTGTACCGTTAAGGTACAAGTATCTTGAAGGTTCATTTCAATCATGTAATATGTACACCGGAGGTACATATTGTATGAAAGCGTATTGGGACTCTTTAACCAAAGAACAGCAGGGCGAGTTGGCCGGAAAAGTTGGCTCAACACCTGGCTACTTACGGCTGGTTTTCAATGGCTATAAAAAAGCCAGTTTTGTGCTGGCTAAAAAACTTGAGCAATACACATCAGGTGCAATTACGAAATCTGACTTAAGACCGGATATCTATCCGAAAGATTAGCAGAACACTTTCAATTTTTAACCACAGAACGATGAGGCTAATCGTGGGTAAGCATCACTGGAAAATAGAAAAACAGCCTGAGTGGTACGTGAAAGCTGTCAGAAAAACTATCGCGGCGTTGCCGAGTGGTTACGCTGAAGCGGCTGACTGGCTCGATGTAACAGAAAACGCTTTATTCAACCGCCTTCGTGCAGATGGCGATCAGATTTTCCCGCTGGGATGGGCAATGGTTTTACAGCGTGCTGGTGGCACTCACTTCATTGCTGATGCTGTGGCGCAGTCTGCAAATGGCGTCTTTGTGTCTCTTCCTGACGTCGAGGATGTGGACAACGCCGATATTAACCAGCGTCTGCTGGAAGTCATTGAACAGATCGGCAGTTATTCAAAACAGATTCGTTCAGCAATCGAAGACGGTGTAGTGGAACCGCATGAGAAGACAGCAATTAACGACGAGCTGTATCTCTCAATTTCGAAGCTGCAGGAGCATGCAGCACTTGTCTACAAAATTTTTTGCATTTCAGAAAGTAATGACGCCCGCGAGTGTGCAGCTCCGGGCGTCGTGGCGTCGATTGCTTCTGGTTGTGGAGAAACTAACGCATGAACAGTTTAACAACACACTACCGTCGCTCGCAACTGATTGCGCTTCCTGTACCGGGTGGAAAAGCGAAGGTGGAATATTGCTATGCAGTGAATGTACCAGGTGACAGGGAAATTGTAACCCACAGCTTTGCAGAGTGGGCTGTGGGTGATTTCAACCGGCAGAAGGAGACAGTCCTTTGCGACAAGTTAACCGCTGGTTCAAAGATCACTACGGAGTGCCCGTCAGAGTCATTCGTTGGGAGCCGGAAACACAACGGGTTATCTACCTCCGCGAAGGTTATGAGCATGAATGCTTCAGCCCGCTCGAACAGTTTCGTCGTAAATTCAGGGAAATAGAGGTCGGTCATGAGCACTAAATTAACCGGCTATGTATGGGATGGTTGCGCTGCATCAGGCATGAAGTTATCCAGCGTGGCAATTATGGCCCGCCTGGCTGATTTCAGTAATGACGAAGGTGTGTGCTGGCCATCAATTGAAACCATTGCCCGTCAGATTGGCGCGGGGATGAGTACCGTCAGAACGGCTATCGCACGGCTGGAAGCAGAAGGCTGGTTAACGCGTAAGGCGCGTCGCCAGGGTGATGGTTCATCACCCCACTGTGCCGTGGTGGATGAATATCACGAGCACGCCACAGATGCGCTTTACACCACGATGCTTACCGGGATGGGGGCGCGACGCCAGCCACTGATGTGGGCCATTACCACCGCCGGGTACAACATTGAGGGGCCGTGCTACGACAAACGGCGGGAAGTCATCGAGATGCTCAACGGCTCGGTGCCAAACGATGAACTGTTCGGGATCATCTATACCGTTGATGAAGGTGACGACTGGACCGACCCGCAGGTGCTGGAAAAAGCCAATCCAAATATTGGCGTGTCGGTTTATCGCGAATTTTTGTTAAGTCAGCAGCAGCGTGCGAAAAATAACGCCCGTCTGGCAAACGTCTTTAAAACAAAACACCTCAATATCTGGGCGTCGGCGCGTTCGGCGTATTTCAACCTGGTGAGCTGGCAGAGCTGCGAGGATAAATCACTGACCCTTGAGCAGTTCGAGGGGCAGCCGTGCATTCTGGCCTTTGACCTGGCGCGTAAGCTGGATATGAACAGCATGGCGCGACTTTATACCCGCGAGATTGACGGTAAAACGCATTACTACAGTGTGGCCCCGCGTTTCTGGGTACCGTATGACACGGTGTACAGCGTCGAGAAAAATGAAGATCGCCGGACAGCCGAACGCTTTCAGAAATGGGTGGAAATGGGCGTTCTGACCGTTACCGATGGTGCGGAGGTGGATTATCGCTACATCCTCGAAGAGGCCAAAGCGGCGAACAAAATCAGCCCGGTCAGTGAGTCACCCATCGACCCCTTCGGGGCGACCGGGCTGTCACATGACCTTGCTGATGAAGACCTGAACCCCGTCACCATCATTCAGAACTACACCAACATGTCCGATCCGATGAAAGAGCTGGAAGCGGCGATTGAATCGGGGCGCTTTCATCATGACGGCAATCCCATCATGACCTGGTGTATCGGCAACGTGGTCGGCAAAACCATTCCGGGTAACGATGATGTGGTGAAGCCCGTCAAGGAGCAGGCGGAAAACAAAATCGATGGTGCAGTTGCGCTGATTATGGCGGTTGGCAGAGCCATGCTGTACGAGAAAGAAGACACGCTGTCTGATCACATTGAGTCCTACGGGATCCGCTCGCTTTAACTGAGGTAATTATGATCATGCTGATTCTCGCGCCTCTGGTGGGCGTGCTGGGTGCGCTTTTGCTGGCGTATGGTGCCTGGCTGATTTATCCCCCGGCGGGTTTTGTTGTTGCCGGGGCGCTGTGCCTGTTCTGGTCGTGGCTGGTGGCGCGATATCTCGACCGTACACAGTCGTCTGTCGGCGGAGGTAAATAGTGTTCTTTTCGGGATTATTTCAACGAAAAAGTGACGCACCGGTGACCACGCCAGCAGAGCTGGCGGATGCCATCGGGCTGTCGTATGACACCTATACCGGAAAGCAGATCAGCAGTCAGCGGGCTATGCGACTGACGGCGGTTTTTTCCTGCGTCAGAGTGCTGGCAGAGTCGGTCGGGATGTTGCCCTGCAATCTGTATCACCTGAACGGCAGCCTGAAGCAGAGAGCCACCGGCGAACGTCTGCATAAACTGATCTCCACGCATCCCAATGGCTATATGACGCCGCAGGAGTTCTGGGAGCTGGTGGTCACCTGTCTGTGCCTGAGGGGAAACTTTTACGCCTACAAAGTGAAAGCATTTGGCGAAGTGGCTGAACTGCTGCCCGTCGATCCCGGCTGTGTGGTATATGCGCTGGGAAGGTGTCAGCGATGGCCTGAAGGTGACCGCCGGGAGTGTTATTCAGCGCGATGACCTGGTGCAGTACACGACAACTGACGATGCAACCAGCTCCGGTGGTGTCCTGCGCGTGCCGATCGCCTGCTCAAGTGCAGGTGCGGTCGGTAACGCTGACGACGGTACGGCATTAATCCTGGTCACGCCGGTGAATGGTCTGCCGTCTTCCGGTGTGGCTGACACCCTGACAGGCGGATTTGATACTGAAGAGCTGGAAACGTGGCGCGCCCGCGTCATTGAGCGGTATTACTGGACGCCGCAGGGCGGGGCTGACGGGGACTATGTCGTCTGGGCTAAAGAAGTGCCCGGCATTACCCGCGCATGGACATACCGTCACTTGATGGGAACGGGAACTGTCGGTGTGATGATTGCCAGCAGTGACCTGATTAATCCCATTCCGGAAGAATCAACGGAAACGGCGGCAAGACAACATATCGGGCCACTGGCCCCGGTGGCAGGCTCTGATTTGTATGTGTTCAGGCCGGTGGCACATACGGTGGATTTTCATATCCGCGTGACGCCGGACACACCAGAAATACGGGCTGCCATTACCGCGGAGTTGCGTTCGTTCCTGCTGCGTGATGGTTATCCGCAGGGAGAACTCAAGGTATCGCGTATCAGTGAGGCGATTTCCGGTGCGAACGGGGAATACAGCCATCAGTTGCTTGCACCGGTGGACAATATCTCCATTGCGAAAAACGAACTGGCGGTACTGGGGACGATTTCATGGACGTGACAAACGATGATTACATCCGCCTGTTATCGGCACTGTTGCCGCCCGGTCCGGTGTGGTCAGCCAGCGATCCGGCGATTGCCGGTGCGGCACCGTCATTAACCCGTGTTCATCAGCGTGCGGATGCCCTGATGCGGGAGCTGGATCCGCGCACCACCACTGAACTGATAAACCGCTGGGAGCGTCTGTGCGGTCTGCCGGATGAATGTATTCCGGCGGGAACGCAGACCCTTCGCCAGCGTCAGCAACGGCTGGATGCGAAGGTTAACCTGGCGGGCGGCATCAACGAGGATTTTTATCTTGCACAGCTTGCTGCCCTGGGCAGACCAGATGCCACCATCACGCGATACGACAAAAGCACTTTCACCTGCTCATCGGCCTGTACTGACGCGGTGAATGCGCCGGAATGGCGGTATTACTGGCAGGTCAACATGCCAGCCACCACCAACTCCACCTGGATGACATGTGGCGATCCCTGTGATTCCGCACTGCGTATCTGGGGTGACACCGTTGTCGAGTGTGTGCTTAACAAACTCTGCCCGTCGCATACCTACGTAATTTTTAAATATCCGGAGTAATCCATGCATCGTATAGACACGAAAACCGCGCAGAAGGATAAGTTCGGCGCGGGTAAGAACGGTTTTACCCGTGGTAACCCCCAGACCGGCACGCCTGCCACCGATCTGGATGATGACTACTTTGACATGTTGCAGGAGGAACTTTGCAGCGTGGTGGAGGCATCCGGTGCCAGCCTGGAGAAGGGGCGGCACGACCAGTTACTTACCGCACTTCGCGCGCTGCTGTTAAGCCGCAAGAATCCGTTTGGCGATATCAAATCGGATGGCACTGTGCAAACGGCTCTCGAAAACCTTGGTTTGGGAGAAG